CTTTAAGTGGTAAACTTGATGATAATGAGTTCGGTTTATACTCTGCGGCGGTCAAAGATCTTTTGTATCGCGCTGGTTGTATGAAGAAGATATGTTACAGCGGTTGGGCAGGCGAGACTTTGCACAAAAAGTATGTGCAACTAGCTGATCTGAACGAACAGTTAGCGTGTCAACAGTCTGCATCTACTTCCCGAATGACCCCTTTTGCTACTGTTTTTACTGGTGACACTGCTATTGGTAAATCTACCATTATGTTGTTAGCCATCAGAACATGTTTAGCTGCTATGGGTCGTGAATTTGATCCTATTAGGCATGCTAATTTCGATACTCGTGCTGGATTTGAAGATACTTTGTATAATAATACCCAGTCTGTTTCATTAGACGAAATCGGAAATGCAAAGGGTGACAACACTGCAAATTTCACAGTTCCCGTTAAGAGAATTTTGAATTGCGAAAGTGTTCCTGCTGATCGTTCAGAGGCTCATTTGAAAGGAAGAATTTACCCCAAACCTGTGACAGCTGTTGGATCTGCTAATGAAACACACATGAATGCCCATCTTTATACCATTAATCCAGCATCATTTCTGCGTTGTTTTGAAATGCATATAAGAATGTCTGTTCAACCTAAATACAGGAAAGAGGGTGGTAATATGCTTAATTAAAATCATCCTGATTTAAAAGCAAAACCTATACACGACCCTCCTGATGATGTATGGATTTTCGATGTTGAATATGTTCATACTTTCATGAACAATAATGGCATGTATGGATGGTGTTTCAAAACTCTCCAAGGTCAATTACATGATGGTACTTGGATAGTTTGTAAGCAGATACCTTTGTCTCAACTTCTTCAAGTCATGTACAACATGGCCAAAGTCCACTATGAACGTGAGACTCGCATGCTTCATAATCAAAAGATTTTATATAAAAGCAAGGCGTGTTCTTGTGGACTCACGCCTAGTTTCTGTAAATGTGCTGAACAGAAACATTATAATGAGCTTGTAATGAAAGGAAAACAGTGTCAAATATGCGGGCATTTTGAATGTGTCCGCGCTCACAATGGCGCTGAAATGCAGGCTTATCATGAACGGTGTGACAGTGATCAGGCCCAGGAGCTATTTCTTAAAGCTAAATACAATGAATTGTATTCCCTTGAGAAGCAGAAGCTTGATTCTAAAATTCAAGGGATAGTTGACTCTTGTGCCGAGAAAGGGGAAACATTTTATGATGATTCTCACGTCACTCCAAATATTGTTGGTTTTACACCGCACCCGGAATCATCAGAGGATTTCTTTGTTGATACAGGTACTCGTATACTTAACAATTGGGTTAGAAGTTTTATGCCATTTGGTTTGCCTTGGCATACGAGCATCATAAAATCAATGACAACGAAAATATTATTGGAAGAGTGTGACTCTTTGATGAAGGATTATATTGCTCCAAGTATTTTCTCCATTGTACCCCTCAGCATTGTCACACACCCTACTTACCAAAAGTATCTTAAGAGTGTTTACTATGGTCATGCTCGTAAAGATAACCGGAAAATTTTTAAGTGGGCTTTCCGGGTACTGTATGTATTATATGCAGTACTCTTTTGGTTGCAACCACTTAGTGTGGTTCTCATGTTTCCGTTCCACATAGCACTTGTGGTGGTACAACATGTCCACACTATTCGTGTTAGAAACACGATGATTGCGGCTCTAAATGAGAGAAGGGATGCGTTCCCTGAAAGATTCAAGCAGATTCGTGATCACAGATATGGGGTTGCTTTCACCTTCGCAGGTGTAGCTGCCCTCATATGCGCATGGAAGC